GAATTTTTTGTATGTCGTTTCCATGCAAAAAATTTTCGCCAAGTTTACCTCGCAACGCTACGCAAATGAATTGAGGAGCATTGCGAGATGATCCAGAAATCCCTTGTACAACATACGGTTAATCCCGAAGAGATAGCCCGCAAGCGCTCTCTTGGGCAGGCTATTGAGCATTGCGCAGAACTTCAGTCATTGAGCTACGACAAGGAGCTCGAGAACGAAATGCGCAAGTCAGGGTGCCCAGTTGATAAGACCCAGTTGTCACGCTGGCAGTCTGGAAGCGAAGGCATCAAGTGGGAAAAGCTGGAAGCGCTCATGGACGTCTGCGGAAACGACGCGCCGCTTCTCTGGATGCTTCACCAACGAGGTTACGACCTCCACTCAATCCGTCGCCGTGAAACCGAAACAGAGCGCGAAAACCGCCTTCTGCGAGAGGAAGTCTCGGCCCTTCGTCGCATACTTACCGGGAGTGCAGCATGAACCCAGTTATTGACTTCTCGCTATCCGAAGTGATCGTGATCGCGATGTTCTGGATCGCTGCCGGAGCACTCATTGCGCCGCGCTTGTTCCGCAATTGCCCGAGGGACGAGCAATGATCTACGCGGCCCTGTTTTCTCTTGTTGTTGGCTGCATCTTCCTGTTCATCGGCCTGCGCGAAATGCTCAAAGGTGATGACAAATGATCGCCCAGACCAGCGTCGCCGCCTATCACGAACACCGCGCATCGGGACACGTAACCAGCAGCCAGCAGGCCATTCTCAACAAGATGATGCCGGGCCGCGATTACTCGCTTTCAGAGCTGTCAGCGATGACCGGTGTTGAAAAGTCCAGCGTGTCGGGCCGGATCAACGAAATGCTTGAAACCGGAGCGGTAGTTATCAGCAGGCTTCGGGCCTGCAAGGTCACCGGCAAGACGGTTCGCGCTACGAAGAGGGCGGACCAATGAGCTACAACAATCACACCATATCGCCTCGCCTTCAGTTGGCCGGGCTCAAGTTCGGCCTTTACACCGTTCTTGAGTACGCAGGCGGTTCAGCCTGGAAATGCCAGTGCGCTTGCGGTTCTGTGACAACAGTTTTAACCGCAAATCTGACTAAAGGTCAGAGCAAATCATGCGGTTGCCAGCGCGCAGAGAAAAGCCGGGTATCGGCGACACGACATGGCATGGCAGACACGCCAATTCACCGGTCGTGGATGTCAATGCGGCAACGCTGCAACAACAAAAACGACAAGGCTTTTGCGAACTACGGAGGCCGTGGAATTCGCATCTGCGAGCGCTGGGGCTATTTCGAAAACTTCGCGGAAGACATGGGGCCAATGCCTGCCGGTTATGAGATAGACAGGATTGACGTGAATGGAAATTACGAGCCGTCAAATTGCCGGTGGGCTTCCTGCAAGGATCAAAACCGAAACAAGCGAAATAGCCATCTGATCACATTTAAAGGCGAAACGCGATGCTTTGCCGAGTGGTGCGAAATCCTGAATCTGTCGAAAGGATGCCTTCAGAAACGGTTCGATCTTGGTTGGGGCTTGGAGAAGGCATTCACAACACCAGCAAGGCATAAGAGCCGGGCAAATTCCCTAGTCGCAAAAAACTGCCTTGAGGAAATCGACGGCGGAAAAACTGCCAGCGGGCGCGGGGCCAAGTTGCTGCGGGTTCCGGTGGCTGGTCAGAAGGCGCTGTTTCAATGAGTGAGCCCGTAAAAATGAAAAAGCAGAGCAGTTTCTCCGCCAATTACCAAGACCCGCGCTGGCAAAAAAAGCGGCTCGAAATAATGGAGCGCGATGATTTCGAGTGCCAAGACTGTGGCGATAAGACAACCATGCTTAACGTCCACCACATCTACTACAACAAAGGCGCAATGCCTTGGGAATACCCGAATTCGGCACTAATTACTCTTTGCCAAAATTGCCACAATGACGAGCATCAATACGCATTTGATTTAGAAAAATTGCTGGCCTATTCGCTCAAACGAACGGGCATCCGTCCTGGCCAAATTGCATCGATGGGTTTTACCGTTGAATCTCTGGTCTCGGCATACGGGCCGGATAAAACCAAAAAAATAATCGAGACAATCGACCTGTTTTCTTTTCGTCTTGTCGACGATAAGGATCTTTTTTCCAAGTTTGAAGCCTTCTTGGAAGAAACAAAAAAGCCGGCTTCAGCGGGGGCTGTTGATGCCCAATAGGATCATCCGTGAAGGCATCCTGACTAGCGAGCGCATCAACTCGCTATCTTTCCCCGCAGAGGTTTTCTATCGCAGGCTGATGTCTGTTGTAGATGATTTCGGAAGGTTCGACGCGAGGCTATCCATGCTTCGCGCATCTTGCTATCCGCTCAAAGTCGATGTTGTGCGTGAGGCCGACATATCCCGTTGGATCGCCGAGTGCGAGAAGGCCGGAGTGATCATTCTCTACGCCGCAAACAGGGCCGGAGTTACCCGTTGGATCGCCGAGTGCGAGAAGGCCGGTACTGCCGTTTCTGGCGATGAAAAGCCGTTCCTAATCCTGGCTGACTTCCGTCAGCAGGTACGGGCGAAAGATAGCAAATACCCGCACCCGCCGTCAGACGATCAGCACGTGCATAGCACATGCACAGCAGACGATCAGCACGTGCAATCAAATGCGCACGTAGACGGAGGCGGAGACGTAGACGAAGACGTATACCTACCACCTCCTACCGCGAGCGCATCGGGAAGTTTTCCGATAGGCGTCGACTGGTCTCCATCGAGCCATTTCCCAAGCCTTGCAAAACAAGCCGGCCTGCCAATGCCAGGGAGCGACGTTTTCAACCATGGTCTCGCTGAATTCAAGTCCTACTGGATGACGCAGCCAAACCGGCACCGGACTCAGCACGAGTGGGATCACGCCCTGGTTAAAAGCCTCAAGGCGGAACAACTGCGGGCAACGTCAAAGCCGAACGCCAGGGGCTCACCGCCAACAGGCCGACGACAGACCGCAGCCGAAGAACGCGAAGCCGTATCGATAGCCCTGACCGGAAGGAAGCCGAAAAATGAACGACCGATTGCCAACAACGCAGAGCGCGACATCACCGGCGAATGCGAGCGTGTTGCCGGATAGCTGGATCGCAAAAATCTTCTCGAAGTTCGAGGCCCGGTACGGTTCGTTGTTCCTTGATCGCTGGCGGGGCTGTGACATGGACAACGTGCGCGAAACATGGGCGGAAGAACTTGCCGGTTTCAAAGATCAGCCTGAACGCATTGCTTACGCCTTGAAGTCGCTGTCTGACGAAAGATTCCCGCCGACTCTGCCGGAATTCATCGCTGCGTGCCGCAAAGCGCCTGCCAAGGCATCGGGACCAGCCCTGCGATACGTGCCGACCCTTGAGGACGAAGAACGCGCCCGCCAGGCAGCCGCCAGCGCCGCCAAGGCAATCAAGAAATTCAGCGGAGATGGCATTGACGAGCATTGGGCCACGCACCCGAGAACGCCGGCCCACATGCGGATGATTCTCGACGCAGCAAAGCGCGACCAGCGGTTCAAGCCGTGCATTGCCCAGATGGCCGAGCAAGGCGTTTGCACAGCCGAAGGCCATCTGCTCAAGACCTACAAGGACGGCCAGTGGTGGCCGTTGCATCGCCGTGCTGCCTGATGTGCGGGAGCGCTTCATGCGACAAGCCGAACTGCACCTGGTCGGAGGCCTGGCGGATGGAATGCTGGCTCCGGCACATCGGCAAGCAATCCCCGGACTGGCGAGCGAAGCACTACGCGGATTTCGAGAAGAAACACGGATCGCCGGCAACGGCGGAACTGAAAAGGAAGGTTGGAGAGGTATGGCGACAGTCACAAAAACCAGAGTCAGCAACAAGGCAGCAGCAGGGCGCTTTGCTCTAGGGCGGCTCAAGACCGGCGAGCGTAACAAGACCGAGCAGGCATACGAAGATTTTCTGACGTTGCTGCAACGCGCCGGGCAGGTGGTTTGGTTCAAGTTCGAGGGCGTGAAGCTACGGCTCGCCGACAACACGTTTTACACGCCCGACTTCGCTGTGATGCTCACCAACGGGCAGATGGAAATGCACGAGGTCAAGGGCTTCTGGCAGGACGATGCTCGGGCCAAGATCAAGATCGCCGCAGAGCTTTACCCGTTCCGCTTTCTGGCGGCAAAGCCGAAATCGAAGAAGGACGGCGGAGGCTGGGAAATCGAGGTGTTCGAATGACGATTTGGAACGAGCACATGATAGCCCGCGCAATCTCGCTGCAGACGCTCGCCCGTAAGTGTGTGGTGCTGGTCGATAACTGCAACTGGACCGGCCATGAATGCGATGTGCTTGGCGTGACGACAGACCTGCGAATTATCGACGTCGAGGTGAAGATAAGCCGCGGCGATCTAAAGGCGGACGCGAAGAAAGACAAGTGGTGGAAGTCGCTGACTTGGAATGAAAAGATGGCCGCTGGTCGCGTTCCCGAGAACCGAGAGCTATGGGACCACCGGGACCCAGTTGAGCACCCGCGCAAGGTCTGGAAGCACTACTACGCGCTACCGAAAGACATCTGGAAGCCTGATCTGTTGGAATTCCTGCCGAGCAAAGCAAGTGGCGTGTTGTTGGTTTCGGATCGCAACGGGTTGATAGAGGTCTGCTGCGCGCGCCGAGCAACTCCAAACAATGACGCCTACAGGCTCACCCCGCAGAACGTCATGGACATTGCCCGGCTTGCGAACCTGCGAATGTGGGAGTCCTACAAATCGGCCGAAATGGCAAGGCAGGACGCTAATCACTGGCGCCAACAGGTTGGAGAGGCAGCATGACCGTCCTCCCATCCCACAAATACGGCGACCCGCTCCAAGTCCTGATCAACAAGGAAAACGCCGTCGAGAACAGGATCAAGGGCTGCAAAGGCTGCTCGCACCTGACCTACGACGCCAGCGGCGACAGGGTTATCACCAGTTGCGACCGGGGCCGGAAGGTTGGCCGCAAGGGGAAATGTTCGATCTGGAAGGAGACAGAATGAGCGTTAAATTCATCAAAGCCAATAAAAACCCGTGGCAAAACAGCATTGAAATACTTATCGGTGAGCAGAGAGGAGACAGGTTTTTCACTGCCGATAATTTGACGCTTTCAGAGAAGAATCCTGATTCAATTATTGAGCCGTCTTTACGAATTGATGGGATTCAGGCCCAGGCATTGATTGATGACCTATGGCGCTGCGGGTTTAGGCCAACAGAGTCGGCAGGAAGCGCCGCATCTTTATCTGCAACCGTGAAGCACCTTGAGGACATGAGAAGGCTTGTTTTCGAAGGGGCGCCAAAATGAGCGACGCAATATTCAGGTCAGGGCATGAGGCTTGCCGATTCGCCTACGCATTCAGCGGCCAGCAATACCCGCTGTCGGTCATGGCGAAGATCATGCAATGCGTGGGGATCGGTTCAGGTCGTGGGTTGATTGGCCTGGATGGGGCGGCCGTCGCCGGAACGGTAAAGAGGCACGTTGAGGCAATGCCGATGCCGAATCCGCTGTTGATTGCTTCCCGGTGTGAGTTGAATCACGAAATTTCCAGGAAGTACGCTGCGCTGCTTGTTGAATCGGTCATGCCGGCGCTTGGCACCGGTGGCCATCCCCGCCACATGGTCACCGCCCTGATCTGCCTTTACTTTCGGATCCCAGGCAAGGATGGCCAGAAGGTAAAACTCTCGACGTTGTGCGACCAGTTCGCCATGTCAGACGACACGATGACGCGCAGGAAGTCGGCGATATTCCGCAGGCTGAAGGAGATGGAAAGCCGGGCTCAGTGCTTGATTGATGATCGGTTGAAAGACTCCGGGGTTGTTGAATAAAAAAAGTTGCGGAATTTGAATGTCTCAGATAGACTCTTTTGCATACCGTAGCGTTGCTACGCACAAAGCCCGAAGGCCACAAGCCGAGCGGGCTTTTTGTTGTCTAAAAAAAATTCAATCGGAGTTTGAAAATGCACTATCGCAACGGCCGCGAGGCAAAGAACGGCGACACCATTGTTCAGATCAGCTACGAAGGTGGGAAGATCAACGCCTTGGGGATTTTGTACAACGCGACGCCGGGCAATGACTATTGCAATGGCAACATCGCGCCGATTCAACACGCCGCGCAAGGCGCCTGCATGTGTGACTGCCTGCACATTGATGACCTTGCTGCTCTGCTGGCCGAAAAAGGCCTCGACAAGCGCCCTGCTGGAAAGTAAATTTTCTTTCCTATCCGCAGGCCGTATAGACCCGGACGAAATCGGGAATCGGATCAAAGTTGGCTGATGGATTGAGGACAAGCCGATGCCTCGTTAATCCAGATGACGCCGCAAAACTACCACGCGACAATTCAGGGCGGAAGGTATAGGCCCAGCACATTCAGCCGGCGCGCTCACAAGGCGCGGCAACACGGCATCCGGGACGCTGTATCCGGAAAGAACACGCATGACTCTCCTTTCATACCGCTGCTCGATGTAGCCAGATCACCGGCTATTGTCGGAATCGGGCGCTCCGCTTTACGGATTACCCCATGGCCCGTCCTTCAAAACTCACTGACAAGCAGTGGGCCGAGATTGAGCGAAGGCTGTTGGATGGTGATAAGCCGGCCGCACTAGCCAAAGAGTACGGAATCGACCGGGCGGCCATCACTCGCAAATTTTCGCAACAGGTGCGAAACGTTAATCTCGTTGCGAATCAAATTGTTGCCGTTGAAAAGTCGCTTCGTGCGCTTCCTGTTGCGCAACAATTGCAGGCGATTACGCTCGCCGATGAGCTTCGCGCCATATCGACACACTTGGCCGGCGCCGCAAAGTTTGGCGCAATGACCGCACACAAGTTGAGCGCCATCGCCAACGAGCAATCAGAGTTCATCGACTCCGCAGCAACGGGTGAAGAAAACGCCGAGGCTTTGAAGTCCGTCATGGCTTTGACCAAGACGGCAAACGAAGCCGCCGCCACCGGTTTGAACCTGCTGTCAGCCAACAAGGAAATGACGAAGGCCGCGCACGCCGCCGACGAGCCGCAGGCAATGACCCTGGAAGAATTCTATGGAGGCAAAGCCTAGCCCGAACCCTGTGCTGCGTGACTTCTGGCTGAAGCCGGCGCGCAACCGCGTTCTGTACGGCGGCCGGTCGTCGTCGAAGTCGTGGGACGCCGCAGCGTTCGCTGTGTTCCTCGCCTCGAGGTGCAAGATTCGTTTCCTGTGCGCTCGCCAGTTCCAGAACAAGATTGCCGAGTCGGTATATACCCTCCTCAAGATTCAGATTGAGCGGTTCGGAAAGAGTTCAGAGTTCAAGATTCTGGACAACAGCATCACGCACATGCGGACGGGAAGCGAGTTCCTGTTCTATGGGCTGTGGCGCTCCATTGACGAAATCAAGTCGCTTGAAGGCGTTGATGTTTGCTGGATCGAAGAGGCGCACAACCTCACGAAAGAGCAATGGGAGGTTCTCGAGCCAACCCTGAGAAAAGAAGGCTCGCAGTTCTGGGTGATCTTCAACCCCAGGCTGTCGACGGACTTTGTTTATCGGCGCTTCGTGACGAACCCGCCACCGGACACCATTGTTCGGAAGATCAACTACAACGAGAACCCGTTTCTCAGTTCGACAATCATAAAAGTCATTGAAGCAGCAAAAGCCGCTGACCTTGACGAATACCTGCACATCTACGAAGGCGTGCCGAACGATGACGACGACGACGCGGTAATCAAGCGATCGTGGTTGCTGGCCGCTATTGACGCGCACAAGGCGCTCAACATTGAGCCGCTAGGCCATCGCCGCATCGGCTTTGACGTTGCTGACTCTGGTGAGGATAGCTGCGCCATGATCGAAGCGCATGGCCAGCTGGCTACGTGGTCTGATCTGTGGAAAGCCAAGGAAGACGAACTGCTGAAGTCGTGCTCCCGCGTGTGGTCGACCGCAAGAGAGCGTAACGATAGCGTTATTTATGACGCCATCGGTGTAGGCGCTGGATGCGGGGCGAAGTTCAACGAACTGAACATCGGCCAGGCTGATTCCGTGTCGCACAGCAAGTTCTTCGCTGGCGGCGCAGTAATGAAGCCTGACGGCGATTACGCACGAACCGGCGTCAAGAATAAAGACATGTTCGCCAACATCAAGGCTCAAGCCTGGTGGCTGGTGGCTGACCAGCTGAAGAACACCTACAACGCCGTGCGAAACGGTCAGAAGTTTGAAGTTGATGAATTGATCTTCATCGACTCGACCATGCCGAACGTCGACAAGCTGATCGACGAGCTATCGACGCCAAAGCGCGATTTCGACAACGCCGGCCGGGTGAAGGTTGAAAGTAAATCTGACCTCGCAAAGCGTGACGTTGCATCGCCGAACCTTGCAGACGCTTTCATCATGGCATTCCTGCCGGTGAGCGGTGCTGCGCTGTGGGCAAAGCTGGGAAATTAAACGGAATCAATATGAGCAGACGAAGCAGCCGCCGACCGCCAAAGACAGGGCCGGCAGGGGCAAACTCCGTTCAGACCGGTGACAGCTTCCAGAACTTCGCCACTCGCACCGGGCTTGGCGCCGGCAGCCAGCAGGACGCCAGCAATTACGCCTTTTCGCCCGTATCCCGCAACCAGCGCCAGCTTGAGTTCTGTTACCGGTCGTCGTGGATTGCCGGGCAGGCCGTTGATGCTTACGCCGAGGACATGACCCGCGAGGGTATCGAATTTACCGGCGACATCGACCCGGACAGGATCGAGGTTCTGAACGAGCAAATCGCCCACATGGAACTGCTCGAAGCGCTGTGCAATAACATCAAGTGGGCTCGCCTGTATGGTGGTAGCGTGGCCGTGTTCTTGATCGACGGCCAAGACGTTTCAACGCCGCTTCGCCTTGACACCATCAGCAAGGATCAGTTCAAGGGATTCATGGTTCTGGATCGCTGGGTTGTGCAGCCAACGCTGCAGGACTTGATCACCGATTTTGGCCCTGATCTTGGAAAGCCGAAGTTCTACCAGGTAGTGGCTGACGCCGCCGGCCTGGTGAATATGAAAATCCACCACAGCCGGGTAATCCGGGTTGATGGCGTCGATCTGCCATACTGGCAGCGCATCTCTGAAAACGGCTGGGGTCAATCGATCCTTGAGCGCCTGTGGGATCGCCTGATCCCATTCGATAGCGTCACCGAGGGCGCGGCACAACTGGCCTACAAAGCCCACTTGCGCACGTACAAGGTTGATGGATTGCGCGAGATCATCGCCGCTGGCGGGAAAGCCTTTGAAGGGCTCGTCAAGCAGATAGACCTGATCCGACTGTATCAGTCGAATGAAGGCCTGACGCTGATGGATACCAAGGACGAATTCGAGGCCCACAGCTACAGCTTTGCTGGCCTGTCCGACATGATGCTGCAGTTCGGCCAGCAGATCGCTGGCGCGACGGGAATACCGCTGGTCCGACTATTTGGCCAATCGCCGGCCGGCTTGAGCGCAACCGGCGAAAGCGACATCCGGAACTACTACGACAACGTCAAGAAGGACCAGAAAAAGCGACTGGGCTCTGGCGTCCGTAAGATGATTGAGATCATGTACCGCAGTGCGTTCGGCGAAGCACCGCCAGCCGGCTTTGGTTTCACTTTCCGCTCGCTCTGGCAGATGACGGATGACCAGAAGGCAGACATCGCCGTCAAGGTGACAACGGCGGTCACCAGCGCATCCGATGCTGGCCTTATTGATCGGGCGACAGCGCTCAAGGAATTGCGCCAGTCGTCACAGATCACCGGGATTTTCTCGAACGTCAGCGATGAGGACATTGCTGAAGCCGAGAACGAACCTCCGCCCTCCGTTGGAGAATTAGAAGGAGCCCCGGATGAAAAGCCTAACGCTGGACAAGAAACGGAAGCGGGGCAGCCTTCGTAACCCGGCGAACGCGAAACGGGCCGAAAGAATCTACAGCAGCCAGCTGAGACAACTGGCCGGTCACGTTGGCCAGATCATCAAGGGCTTTCCGCTCTCCGATCCGTCGTCGGTCCCAATGCTGACAGACATGCTGCGACGTTACGCTGAGTCGCTGACCCCATGGGCATCGGCAACCGCCGCAAAGATGCTGGAAGAAGTGAATCAGAAGGACGCGGCAGCGTGGCGCGCAACGTCCGAGGAATTGTCGGTTGGCGTGGCGCGTGAGATTCGAGAAACGCCGGTTGGCGATGTGTTCCTTAAGCTTCAGGCCGAGCAGGTCGAGATCATAAAGAGCATTCCGATTGAAGCGGCGCAGCGGGTGCATGAACTGACCATCAAGGGTCTGGAAGACAGCACACGGGCAAAAGAGATTGCGGCCGAGATCATGCGCAGCGGCGATGTAGCAAAAAGCCGAGCCATGACGATTGCTCGAACCGAGGTTGCCAGAGCATCGAGCAATTTCACCCAGGCGCGAGCCGAGGCGATTGGATCAACGCACTACATCTGGCGGACATCACACGATGGCGATGTCCGATCAGACCACAAGGCACTCGACGGCAAGGCATTCGCGTGGAGCGACCCGCCAATTGCCGATAAACGATCAGGCGCAAGGGCGCACCCCGGCTGCATTTACAACTGCCGGTGCTTTGCAGAACCCATCATCAAGGATTGAAAAATGGCATTTGTGAAAATGAAGCCGCCGGTTGGCGTCAATACTGGCCTTGGCCCGGTAACTGACCGTATTTATACCGTCGATGCGCAGGGCTATTCTTATGTCGACAGCTCCGATGTTTCCGGGTTTTCTGCGCTTGGGTGGGTATCTGTTACCGATCTGCCGGCTGATAGCCCGGACAATATTGTCCGGTTTTCTAAGGGTGTCACCGGGGTGATTGGAATTTCGGCTGGTGGGTCTGACATTTCTGGCGCACTAGGACTTGGCAAAATACCCGGCAGTTACACCATTTGCGGTTCGTCTATCTCCGCCTTTGCCACCACTCCGCAGTATCCGACTGTAACCATCGCCAATAACGGGAACGGCACCGCACGTTGTTCCGGGACACTGATCGCTCGACTGTATCGCACAGGTCTAGCAGTTAGAGTTGCCGGAAGTGCAACGCAAGTTTTTAACCAGTTCTACGCAAAGGTAGTCGCGCATGACAGGACCGCTGCCATGGCATGGTTCGATTACGACATCACCGGCCCTGGATGCCCCGTATTAAGCACAGGAATTACGGTTGATTCAATGTATTCAAAGCGGCCAATTTCGTCCACATCATGGCCGTGGTGGTTTGAGTTTTACACAGGATTCAGCGCCAAATGTCTGGGTAATTTCGGCATGGGCGGTGGCGACACTGAGCAGAATGTCGCCATGTTTGACCAGACGCACGCTGTTGCTAATCCGGTTTATGTGATTGGCGACGCATCGACAAATGATGTCTATGCCCGTGGCTGGGGTTATGCCCGAATTATCGCTGCGCATACTGCCATGCTGCAAAAATGCAATGGTATCGGGGCAAAATATGTTCTTTTAAGCATCCCGCCCAGAAATACCGGGTACTCCTTGGCGTTGATGAAAACTCACCTCGCCGTAAACGAGTGGATTAGAAGTCAGTTTGTGGCATTGGGCGGTATCGCTATTGATACACCAAAGGCCACAGGCAATGGATTAACTTTTGCCAACACGTCCAGCACACAGATGACGGCAAATGCCAATTTCTTAATGGATGCTATTCATTTTGACACCACTGCTGGCAGAGGTACTGGACTCCAAGTGTTTAATGCTGTCGGATCGCAGATTCCGAAGAAAGCCCCCGTGCTTTTTTCCTGTGCGTCAGAAGCACTGAGCGATGACAATCTTTGGGCAAATACAGCGCTGACCGCAACGACAGGCGGGACGCTTAATTCGGTCACGAACGCAAATGTGCCAGATGGTGTTGCCGTTGTTTATGGCGGGGCTGGTGCAGCAGTTCCAACACTAACGGCTCGAACTGTTGCAGCTGATGGTGATGCCTTCGGTAACTGGTTTAACTGCGCAGCCTCTGGGTCTGCCAACAATGACCAAGTAATTATCCAGATGCCAATCACGTCGCCTGCTCTTGACTTGGATAATTTGGTCGCAGCTTTGCGACTCAAGACCGGGGCAATGGTCAATGTTAAAGGATTGACTGCGAAGCTCAGAATCCTCTACCTCGGAGAGGATGCGCTATATAGCGTCGATCAGTTCTTCTTCCCTGAATGGAACAGCTCGAATAACTTCGTGCATAACGACGCAATTCCTACATCGATTATCACAACCGACTGGAACACCCGGAAAACTGCCAACAGTGCCAGCGCAGTTCAATCTGCATATCTTGAAATAGTCATCACGTTTGCAGGTGCTGGGTCAGTTACCGTTAGTATTGCTCATCCGACGACGGCAAAGATTCAGTAATTTCTAATCCCCTCTTCACGATGACTACAAACCCGCTTCGGCGGGTTTTCTCATTTCTGGACGCCATGAAACAACGCACAAATGACCGCTCGCGCTTCTATGCGCCGAATGCGATTGGCGAAAAGCGGAGCACGACGCCGGAAGGCTTCTTGGTCTGCCATGACGTTCCAATCGCCCGGACTGGTACGCAGCTTTACACCACTGCCGAGATTCCGCTTGACCCCGGCCCGGATGGATTGATCCGCATCGAGCGCATCCCCGAGGAAGTGTTCCGCGATGAGACGCTGGCCAGCTTCGAGGGTAAGGCCGTCACCGTCGAGCATCCCGAGGACTTCGTGACGCCGGGAAACTGGAAAAGCCTGTCCATCGGCACCGTGCAGAACGTTCGCCGAGGGGAAGGGTTAGACGATGACCTGCTGATCGCCGATCTGGTTATCACTGACCCGGACGGCATCGCATACGTCAACAAAGAATTGCCCGAAGTATCGGCTGGATACGAAGCCGAATACGAGCAGACAGGACCTGGGCGCGGGTTACAGCGCGGCATCGTGGGAAACCACGTTGCGCTGGTGGATCGTGGCCGTGCTGGCCCACGTTGTTCAATTCAAGACAAGGAAACTGTGATGAAAACAAAAGACAAGGAATCGCTTCTGACGCGCCTGATGAAGGCAATCCGAACCGGCGATGCCGACGAAATCAAGGCAACCATGGCCGACGCCGAGGAAGAAGAAACCCCGGAAGACAAGGCCAAGCGTGAGGCCGCTGAGAAGGAAAAGAAAACAACCGACTCGATTGCCAAGCTGACCGCAACGGTTGATGCACTGGCGGCCGTGGTGACCAAGCTGGCTTCCAAGGACGCCGATCCCGACGAAGGCGACAAGAAAAAGACCGACGACGAAGACGGTGATGATGACGAGGACAAGGAAAAGACCTCCGATGAAATCCCCACTCCGGTTGGTGCCGAGCACAACACCGAAGCCAAGGGCACCGTTCTTTCCGGCGACAGCCTGAAGCAGATCATCGCCCGCGCCGAGATTCTGGCCCCTGGCATCGCCGTTCCGACTGGTGACGCCATCAAAGGCAAGGAAGTCGCTCCCAAGCTGATGCGCAAGGCGCTGGACTCTGCCTACGCAACCGAAACCGGCAAGGTTGCAATCGATCCTTTGCTGCTTGGCCGCGAGATCAAGTCGCTGACTGGCGATGCGCTAACTGCCGCATTCACCGGCGCTGCCGAGCTTATCCGCGCTCAAAACAACATGCGTGGCTCCCGCACGGGCGTCACGACCAAAGACTTCGGCCGAGCTACTTCAGCCGATGACATCAACGCCCGTAATCGGGAATTTTGGGCACGTTCTTAACCGCCCGCTGACCAAGAGGAAAATCAAATGGCTGCATTTCTCTATCGTATGCCTTACGGCATTCCGGGCGACGTGACCCGCCAATCCCAGGCGACCATCGAAGCTCATGTTTTCAACTCCGCTGCTGCATTCGGTGGCTATGGCCTGTTCGGCAAGATCAGTTCCGGCAAGTTTGTTCCTGTCGGCGCTGGTGATGTTGCCGGTTCGGTCTATGGCTTGCTGGTTCGTCCGTACCCGACGCAGGGCGCCAACCCGTCTGACCCGCTGGGCACCGCCGTTCCTCCGACCACTGGCATTGCCGACGTGATGAAACGCGGTTACGCCTCCGTCCGCGTCAATGCGGGAACGGCAGCCTTGGGTGGCGCGGTGTACATCCGCGTTGCCACTCCGTCCGGTGCGAAGGTTATCGGCGGCATTGAAGCCGTGGCCGATGGCGCAAACACCATCCTTGTTGCCGGCGCTCAGTTCCAAGGCGCTGCCGACGCTACCGGTAACGCTGAAATCGCGTTCAACATCTAAGGGGCAATCTGATGCAAAAGAATCTCATCTCCTTGGCAGTTGCCGGCCTTGCCGCTTCTGCCGCTCCGCGCATTTTGCGCTTCAATGATGGTCTGATGACCTTCGATTCCCGCACTATTGACAGTGCCGGCTCCTTCCTGATCGGCGAGCTCGAACGTCTCGATCCGCGCCTGAATGCCCCGCTCGCCTCCGTCACTTGGGGCCGCGACATTCAGCTGCGTTCAGATGTGTCGATTGCTGACGAATTCAGCGCCTTCACCAATTCCAGCTTTGCATCGGCTCCTGGCGTTCAGGGTTCAGGCAAGGCATGGGTTGGCAAGGATGCCAACGCAATCACCGGCATTTCGCTGGACATCGGCAAGACCACCAGCCCGCTGACCCTTTGGGCAATGCAGATCGGCTGGACGATTCCCGAATTGGAAAGTGCCCAGAAGTTGGGCCGCCCGGTTGATCAACAGAAGTTCGCCGGCATGCAGCTCAAGTACCAGATGGACACCGACGAGCAGGTCTATATCGGCGATACAGCGCTGGGCTTCACCGGCATGGTCAATTCGGATACCAAGGTCGGCACCGTCACCAACGCCGCTACCGGAACCTGGTCGACTGCCACCGCGCAGCAAATCCTAGACGACGTCAACGAACTGTTGAACAGCGTCTGGGCTGCTTCCGGTTACGCCATCTGCCCGTCTGAACTGCGCCTGCCGCCGGTTCAGTACAGCCTGCTGGTTGATCGTCTGGTATCCACCGCTGGCAGCATCTCGATCCTCGAATACCTCAAGACAAACAGCTTGGCGAATTCGATCAACGGCCGTCCGCTCAATATCCAGCCGCTGAAGTGGCTGTATCAGCGCGGCGTGGCATCCAAGGATCGAATGGTTGCCTACACCAACGACGAGCAGCGCATTCGCTTCCCGCTGGTTCCGCTGCAACGCACTCCGCTGGAATACCGCGACCTTCGCCAACTGACCACGTATTTCGGTCGCTTGGGCGTCGTGGAAATTCCATATGGCGAGTGCATCGGCTACCGCGACAACATCTAAGGAGGTGGACAAATGGCACGCATCGTAACCAAGCCGTTTGTCCTCCAATACCCCGACCAGAAGAAGAAAGCCTTCGGGATCGGGGATATTGTTGAGGGCGATGACGCAGAGCACTGGTATGTTCAGGCTCATTCCGACGAGGTGACCGCTGCCCCGGCAGAGGAATCCGCTGCCCCGGCAGAGGAATCCGCTGCCCCGGCAGAGGAATCCGCTGCTGAGAAGAAGGCCCCCGCGAAAAGGCCGAGAAGGATGCAGCAAAGGCCGCTCAAGAAGCTTGCCGATGCCGAGGCAAAAGCACAGGCAGAAGCTGAAGCTGAAGCGGCTGCTGAGAAGAAGGAATAAAGCATGACGCCAGCCACGTTGAGATCCACATTTCCAGAGTTTGCCAGCACGACCGATTACCCGGATGCGCAGGTCCAAATCTGGATAGACATGGCTGGCACCATGCTGAGTGTCGATCGGTGGGACACCATGATTGACATGGGCACCATGCTATTTACGGCCCATTACCTGACCATTGGTTCGCAAGACCAGAAGTCAGCCGCAGCGGGCGGCGCGCCGGGCAAAGTCTCTGGGCCGATGACTTCCAAGGCCGTCGACAAGGTTTCGGCCAGCTACGACACCAGCGTGACGACCTATCAGGACGCCGGGTTCTGGAACATGACAAGCTACGGTATTCGCTTTTGGCAGATGGCCCGCATGGTCGGCGCCGGGGGCATCCAGCTGTGAGCTTCATCAAGTCCGACAAGCTGAAAATCATTCTCGTCGGCATCAATGATCTGGTCAGGAAAAAAGTGCTCGTTGGTTTCCCCGAAAGCACCGATGCGCGACAAGACGACGATAACGGATCGCCGATGAATAACGCAACGCTGGCCTACATCCATGAAAACGGAAGCCCAGCCGCGAACATTCCAGCCCGCCCGTTTCTGGTTCCTGGCGTTGAGGATTCACTGAGTAAGGTTGAAGGTGCGTTGAAGAAGGCTGCCCAGAACACGCTTGACCGAAAAACTGGCGCTGTCGATGCCAACCTTAACCAGGCCGGCATAGTTGCCTCGATGAGCGTCAAGAACAAGATCAACGACGGCGACTTCGCGCCGCTGAAGCCTTCGACTGTCTCCAATCGACGCAACTCTCGCGACACCAAGTCAATGCGCAAGAGCGAAAAAGAATATATGGAACTCATTGCATCCGGCGCCCAGGCGGCCGGCATGAGCCTTTCCGAGATTGAGTCCGCATCGGGCGTAAAGCCGCTGGTGAATACCGCGCAGATGCGCAATGCAGTGACTTACGTGATCAGGGATTAGAGATGGCACTGCTTGACGTTTCCGACATCCTGACGGACCCGGATTTCATGGATACCGGCCTGATCTGTGAGCGCAATGTCCAGACAGTCGGGACTGATGGTATGGCCGTCAATGCCACGACCACCACGACGTTTTCCGGCGTGGTGACCAGTGACAACGGCGATCTGCTGGAACGCACCGCAGACGGCGCTCGCATCAAAGGCAATATGACCATTCACACGCGCTTTCCGCTGGATGACGGCAGCTCGGCAAACGCCGCTGACGTTGTTCAATGGAAGGGCCGGCGCTATACCGTCACGGTCGTCAATGACTGGTCTCATTTTGGCCGCGGATTCATTTGCGCGAACTGTGACCTGATTCCGCTGGCGGGGTAAGCAATGCCAAACACTTCAGCAACCGGGGGCTACCTGCTTCCGGATGGCGTCCTGTCGACTCCGGATGAGGATGACGTTCTCGACGCAGCTTTCCAGAAAGCCATAGCGGGAATTACCGGTTTGGCTGGGCCCATGGTTCGCCCGCGCTGGCAGACCGTTGTTCCAACCCAGCCCGAGCCGACCGTCAATTGGTGCGCTTTCGGTGTGATGTCTCAGGCCGTGCAGGATGGCCCCTACATCCAGCACAACAGCTCAGGCAGCGACACGCTGAGCCGGCATGAGGACATTTCCATCCTTTGCACGTTCTACGGGCCTTCGTGTCATCGATTCGCGATGGTTTTGCGCGACGGGCTGCATATCCCGCAGAACGTTTATGCCCTCAGGGCTGGTGGCGTTTCGTTCATCGACGCCGGCCTGATCCGGACGTTGCCCGAGTTCGTCAATCAGCAATGGATTCGCCGGGCAGACATCCCCGTCCGCTTCCGGCGCCAAGTCTCGCGCACTTACAGCGTCCTCAACATCCTTGCCGCCGACATCACCTTCGTCAATGACGACCACGGCGTTATCGGCACCATCCACGTGTAATGGAGTAATCAAATGAGCAATCTCGGATTGAACGTCAGCGACGTCGTCAGCGTGTCGATTGTGATGTCGCCCAAGGCGGCAAGCACTCGCAACTTTGGATCGCTGTTGATCCTTGGCGATAGCGCCATCATCGACACCACGGAGCGCCTGCGCCTCTACACCACGCTGGACGGCGTGGCCGCTGACTTTGGCACGACCGCCCCGGAATACAAGGCTGCTGCGCTGTACTTCGGTCAGACCCCGCAGCCCTCGACGCTGTATGTCGGCAAGTGGGCACGCGTCGCAATGTCCGGTATCCTGCATGGCGGCATTCTTTCGACGGTCGATCAGGCAATCGCCAATTTTACGGGCGTCACCACGGGCGCATTTGGCGTCACCATCGACAGCGTATTGCAGAACGTGACGGCTCTGAACTTGTCCGGCGTCACCAACCTGAACGGTGTTGCCAGTGCGATTCAGGCCAAGCTGACCGGCGCAACCTGCGTCTGGAATGCCAATCTGAGCCGCTTCGAGATCACCAGCGCGACGACCGGAACAACGTCCAAGGTATCGTTTGCCGCGGCGCCCGGGTCCGGTACCGACGTTCGTGCCTTGCTCAAGATCGGCAACACGAATGGCGGCTCGTCCGTCGATGGCATCGCAGCGGAAACGCTGGTCAACGCCGTGGCAACCTTCGCCAACATTTCGAATGCCTGGTACGGGCTCTATGTCGCATCGTCTGTCGCTCCGGCTGACGCCGATGTGCTGGCCGTTGCCGGTTTCATCGAAGGATCGAGCGCCAGCCATATCTATGGCGTCACCACGCAAAACACCACTGTCCTCGACTCGACGCAAACGACCGACATTGCCAGCCAATTGAAGGCCCTCGGCTACAAGCGAACCTTCATTCAGTATTCCAGCAGCAATGCGCATGCAGCCGCCTCAATTGTCGGTCGCGCCTTCTCGGTCAATTTCCAAGGCTCGAACACGACCCTGACGATCAAGTTCAAGCAGGAGCCCGGCGTCGCAGCGGAAAACCTGACCGAGAGCCAAGCCGCCACGCTTGGATTCAAGAACTGCAATGCCTTCGTCCAGTACAACAACGACACGGCCATCATCCAAGAAGGCGAGATGGTCAATGGCTACTTCTTTGACGAAGTGCATGGCACCGACTGGCTGCAGAACGATGTTCAGACGGCCGTCTACAACCTGCTTTACACCAGCACGACAAAGATTCCGCAGACGGATGCCGGCATCAACCTGATTCTGGCCACCATTGCGCACCGCCTTGAACAGGCTGTCACCAATGGCCTTGTCGCTCCCGGCGTCTGGAATGCTTCCGGATTCGGTGCGCTGAACCAGGGCGATACGCTACCCAAGGGCTACTACATTTACGCGCCGCCGGTTGCCACGCAATCGCAAGCCGACCGCGAAGCCCGGAAGGCACCGGCGATCCAGTGCGCAATCAAGCTGGCCGGCGCCGTTCATTCGGCCAACATCATCATCAACGTTAATCGCTAAGAGGCTGACCGATGGCAACTTATTCTTTCATGGATGTAAACGCCGCGCTGGTTGGCCCCACTGGTACGCTGTACCTTGGCTACGGCGCGGCCCTCGCCGACGAAGGTATTTCAATCGAGATGGCCGGCGACAAGAACACGATGATGATCGGCGCTGACGGAGAAGGCATGCATTCTCTGCACGCCGACAAGTCGGGCACCGTCACCGTTCGCCTGCTCAAAACGTCGCCGACGAATGCCAAGCTGATGGCCATGTACGACGCCCAGACCATGTCCAGCAAGCTGCATGGCCTGAACGTGATCACCATCACCAACCCGGTTAGCGGCGACGTAACGGTCTGCCGAAACGCGGCATTCAAGAAAAAGCCGGCTATCAAGTACGCCAAGGACGGAGACATCATGGAGTGGGCATTCGATTGCATCAAGATCGATACCATTCTTGGCGTGTATCCGGAGTAACCGGTGATGCTCGAATTTTCAATTGGTGACAACCAATACCGGGCGGGGAAGCTGGACGCGTTCAAGCAACTCCACGTTTCCCGCCGGGTGGCTCCGATCATCCCGACCCTGATCCCGGTTTTCGTCAAGATTTCCCAAGACGGAAGCATGGCCAAGGACATGTCCGGTCTTGCCGCATTGCTTGGGCCGTTTGCCGATGGCCTGGCCAACATGAGCGACGAGTCGAGCGAATACGTGATCTCCACATGCTTATCGGTCGTGCATCGGCAGGCTTCCGGCGGCAACTGGGCACCGGTCTGGAACAAGGGAGCGAAGGCCTGCATGTTTGACGACATGGACCTCGGCGACTTGATCCAGATCGCAATCAAGGTCATTGCGGACAGCCTGGGCCCTTTTATTCAAGGACTACTTACCAGCCAAGCGAGCAGTCCGGAATAACCGCCGATTGGCGCTGCCTGCCCGGTGGCGATGATTGGCTATTGGCGCCTGTTCGCGCCGGCATGTGCCGGTACGAAAGCCTCAAGGACGGATCGATCGATCTGGCCGACATCGCGCTGATGAATGATGCGATTGCGTGCCATGCCGACAACGAGGCGTTGGCGAACAGAATAGCGAGGGAAAAACATGGCACAAGCTGACGTCATCCGGGAATTTCTTGTATCGCTGGGATTTCGCACTGACGAAAAGTCCCTCAAGAAATTCACCGACGGTGTAGAAGGCGCGACCAAGGCAGTCAGCAAGCTGGTCGTCGGTATTGCCGGCGCTGCGCTGACAGTATCGGCCGGGGTTGCCGCCTTCGCTGCGAACATGGAGGCGCTTTACTTTGCAGCGCAGAAGACCGGCGCGAGCGCAACCAACCTTAAGGCATTTGAGAAGGCTGCTGTCAATTTTGGCGCGGCTTCCGGAGATGCGCTGCAGTCTGTTCAAAGTCTCGCTCGGTGGATGAGAGAAACTCCGGGCTCCGAAGGGTTTCTGGCCAGCCTTGGCGTCAACACCAGAAAAGCAAATGGGGAGCTGAAAGACACCACAGAGTTGATGGTCGAGCTCGGCCAGGCGCTCAAGGACAAGCCCTACACTGTCGCCCGACAGTATGGGTCAATGCTTGGCATTGGCGAGGACACGCTGCGCGCCATGATGAATGGCGACTTTTCCCAAGAACTGGAAAAGCAACAGGCATTGCTCAAGGATGCAGGATACGAAGAGGCCACCCGCAAGGCTCACGAATTCGGCGTCAAATTGCGCGAAATACAAACGCGCATCGAGGCGGTAGGGGTAACCATCGGGACATACCTGATTGACGTTATCAACAAATCCGGACCGATCATCCTGCCGATCCTCGACAAGATCGCCGAAGGATGGAAAAACATATTCTCGTGGATCAACGCGGCCGGCGAAGCGCTGGCGAATTCACGTTTTGCCAATGCTATCGGCAAGGGGATGGCGTGGATATTCGACAAGCTGGGTATCAAGGATCAGGTCGACTCAGCATTGACCGGTAGCAGCAGTTCGCAATCGGATACTGGCAATAAATCGCCTATGGCAAAAGGCGGCGCCGATCCAATGGCCTTCTTCATGGGCCTTGGCTGGTCGAAAGATCAAGCCGCCGGAATTGTTGCTAATCTCCATCGCGAAAGCACCATGAACCCCAATGCTATCGGCGATGGCGGGAAAGCCTACGGCCTCGCTCAATGGCATCCGGATCGTCAGGCAGCGTTTGCCAAGTGGGCCGGGAAAGACATCCGACAATCGACTGCCGAAGAACAAATGGGCTTCGTGAATTACGAGCTTACGCAAGGTCAGGATGTCGGGGCGCGCAAGGCCGGCATGTTGCTGAAAGCATCCAACAACGCACGCCAGGCTGGAGAAATTGTTTCTCGCCACTACGAACGGCCTCTTGAGGCATTGTCTGAAGCGTCGAGCCGTGGCGATTCTGCGGTTCAGATCGCCCAGAACACCACGATCAACGTCAATGGCGGCGATGCCTCGGCGACTGGCCGTGCCGTGGCCAGCGAGCAGGATCGAGTGAATCAGAATCTCGCCCGTAACATGCAATTAAGGTACAACTGATGGCTCTCTTCGATCTCCTCTCGCTGGCTCCATCCGGACGGATCGGAACCATCGACATTCCGGCGACGATTGAGGAGATTTACACCGACACCCTGCAAGTGACGGAACACCCGGTTGAACTTGGCGCGTCCATCACGGATCACGCCTTTGTTCGCCCGAGAGAAGTGGTCATTCGCTGCGGCTGGACAAACTCAACGCTGCAGTTGTTCCTGTCGGCTGTTTCCGAATTGTTCAGCGGGTCGATGTCAGCTTCGGATTATGTGTCATCGGTCTATTCGAACCTTCTAGCGCTGCAAGAAAGCCGTCAGCCGCTGGCGATTACAACCAGCAAGCGCCAGTACAGCAACATGCAGATCATCGGTCTGCATGTGACGACCGACCAGAGCACCGGAAGCGCATTGATGGTGCAGGCCACATGCCGCCAGATGATCATTGTCGAAACGCAAGTGACGACGCTGCCGGCCAAGGAAAACCAAGCCAATCCGGCCAAGACGGCCAACATTGAGAACGCCGGTTACAAGCAGAGCAAAACCTTCTCTCCCATGAGCGGCGGAGCTGTCTCAAGCCAAGGGATGTGACATGCCGAAATTCTTCGAAATTCCGCTTTCGCCAAACCCTCAGCGCTTCACGATTTCGCTCAGTGGAACCGAGTATCAGCTGACGCTTGCCTATCGAAGCGCGCCTGGTGGCGGGTGGGTTCTGGATATTTCCGACAAGCAGGGGGCGGCCATCGTGCAAGGCATCCCGCTCGTAACGGGGGCCGACTTGCTCGCCCAATACAAGCACCTTGGGTTTGCCGGCCGGCTATGGGTTCAAAGCTCCGTCAATCCTGACGACGTGCCGACTTTCGATAATTTGGGCAATGCCTCGTTTCTTTTCTGGGTAACCGACTGATGAGCGTGAAACAGTATCTGCGCAAGGCCTCGCTGATCATTGGCGGCCAGGATGGCGATGCACTTGACCTGTCGGCACTGCGCTTCCGTTTTGCCATCCGGCGTGGCGACCTGCAGACACCGAATAGCGCAGACATCCGCGTCTATAACGTGTCTGACGCAACAGCTGACCGCATCCGGCAGTTGCAGCCGCAGCCGGAATTCACGCGCATCGTGATTCAGGGTGGTTATGACGGAAACTTCGGCGTGCTGTTCGATGGCGAGATAAAGCAGGTTCGCCGCGGGCGAGAGTCGCAAACAGATACCTATCTTGACATCACGGCGGCCGATGGAGACAGCGCCTACAACTTCGCGATGTCAGCGATCAGCCTGGCATCAGAGTCCACTTCCCCAAAAGATCAAATCTCTGCGGTGCTTCAAGGCATGGCGGAATTCTCGATCTCCAAGGGATACATTCCTGATATGCCCGGAAACCAGTTGCCACGCGGCAAGGTTATTTATGGCATGAGCCGTGACGAGTTGCGCAAGATTGCCCGCAACACGCAGACAGCCTGGAGCATTCAAGACGGAAAGCTGACGATGATTCCGGAAAGTGCCTACATCGAGGGCGATATTCCGGTCATCACTTCGGCCACCGGTATGATCGGTTTGCCCGAGCAGACCCAGAACGGCATCAAGATTCGTGTCTTGCTGAACCCGAACATCAAGATCGGGCAGGCCGTGAAAATCGACAACAAAAGCATTCAGGGTTACCGCTTCGGTCTCGGCATTAACCAGCAGGCCGGCAACCTGATGGCAGAACAGTCAATCAAGCTGAATGCCGATGGCCTGTATTACGTGATGATTGCCGACCATATCGGAGACACACGCGGCAACGAGTGGTATTCAGACCTTCTTTGCCTGGCCATCGACGCATCTATCCCGGCCAGCTACATCCCGCGCCAAGGCGTGAATGGTGACGTCGGATCAATCAAGAGGTATGGCTGATGGACAGACGCGAACGATCCGGCGACCCAGAGGAAACGCAGCGCATCGCCATGGAAGGGCAGCAGGGAAAGGTCTGGACAGCGCTCCCCGGAATAATTGAAAGCTTCGACCCGGCCGCGATGACATGCAAGGTGCAGCCAGCAATCAATGGCGCTCGCAGCATGGTCAACGGAGACATTCAGGCAGTACAAATGCCCGTTCTCCTCGATTGCCCGGTTTGCTTCCCCGGCGGCGGCGGCGTAACGATGACCTTCCCGATCAAGCCGGGCGATGAGTGCCTGGTCGTGTTCGCTTCACGCTGCATTGATTCATGGTGGCAGCTCGGCGGCGTTCAGGGCCAAGCCGAAATACGAATGCACGACCTGTCGGACGGTTTTGTTCTGCCTGGCGTCCGGTCTCAGCCGCGCAAGTTCAATGTCAGCACCTCGGCGGCCCAGATCAGGACGGATGATGGATCGGCCTATGTCGAGATCAATACGACAAGCAAGGTCATAACGATCAATACCCCAGCCTCAATCAATGTCAATGCAGGCGGGAACGCATCGGTTGTGGCGGCCGGGACGGCAACCATCCAGGCGGCGAGCATCATCCTGAAAAACGCCGGTACAGCGCTCCGAAAGATTTGCACGGAACTGTTCATGACGCTCTATAACGGCCACACGCACCCACAGTCCGGAGGTGGCAATACGCTGCAACCAAACCAGCAAGCGGCATCTGGAACCCACACTACAAACACTGTGCAGGCGGAGTAACCCCCCATGCAATACCGAAAGATGGATTCTTCCGGCGACTACACGCTTGGCAGCGGGTCCGATTTTCTCAAAGATTCGCCCGACGCTGTGGCGCAGGCCGTCATGACCCGCCTAAAACTCTGGAAGAGTGAATGGTTTGTCGATACCTCCGATGGCACGCCCTACATGCAGGATGTTCTCGGCAAGCGGTTCCAGCGCAGCAATCCGGACTCAGCCATCAAATCCAGAATTCTCGGGACGCCTGGCGTGACGGAAATCACCAGTTACGACAGCACGTTTGACGGGAATACCCGCGCTTTTTCAGTCACCGCCACGATCAACACATTCTATGGCGCCGCGACTATTTCGGAGACTCTGTAAATGGCATCGCCCACAGCACCGACCATCAGCGCTACCGGAATATCCGCACCGACCTTTGCCGATGTTCTGGCCTACCTTCAGGCGCAGTACCGGTCAATTTTCGGCGCCGACATCTATCTTGGAAATGATAGCCAGGACGGCCAATTCATCGGCATCATCGCTGCCGCCATCAATGACAGCAATGCAGCCGCAGTGGCCTGCTACAACGCATTCAGCCCAGCTACGGCGCAAGGCAACAACCTGTCATCAGCGGTCAAGACCAACGGCATCTCCCGTCTTGTAGCGTCCTATTCAACGGTCGACCTGACGATTGTTGGCGTGGCTGGAACGACCATAAACAATGGCATCGTTTCGGATGCGAATAGCAATAGCTGGCTGCTTCCGGCGTCCGTGGTCATTCCGCTATCGGGGTCCATCACGGTCACGGCAACATGTAGTGCAGCCGGCTCCATCGCTGCCGCCGTCGGCACCGTCACCAAGATTTCAACGCCGGTCTATGGCTGGCAATCGGTAACCAATGCGGCGGCGGCCAGCCAAGGGGCGCCGGTCGAGTCAGATGCTGCGTTGCGCGTCCGTCAAGGTCAATCAGTTGCAATTCCATCCCTGACCATCCTTGAAGGCATTGCCGGCGCCGTTGAGTCGTTGGCAGGGGTTAGCCAAGTGCGCGCCTATGAGAACGATACCAACGCGACCGACAGCAACGGCATACCAGAGCATTCCATTGTCGTTGTGGTGCTCGGTGGCGACTCAACGTCCATTGCCAACGCCATTTCCGCCAAGAAAACGCCCGGGGCTTACACGCACGGTACGACCTCGGCGACAGTCACAGACAACATCGGGATTGCGCACGTAATCCGGTTCTTCCGGCCAACTGACGCCCCTGTTTCGGTAGCGATTACGATCAAGGCGCTATCCGGGTACAGCACAGCAGTCGGTGATCAGATCAAACAATCGATTGCCGACTACATAAATTCAACAGCTATCGGCGGTGGCGCTTCCGGATGTGTCGAATGGGATTATTCGATCACCGCGGCGAAGTCGGCCGGCACGTCGTTCAAGGTTGCATCGCTGGCGCTGACCGGCTTGCACGGGGCTGGTTCTCCTGATGTCTCGGTATTGTTCAACGAGAAGGCATCCTGCGCGGTTGCCTCGATAACACTGACGGTGACCTGATGACAACGGCGGCCGAATATTCTGCACTGATCACCTCGCAGCATCGCGCAAAGCCTAAGTTTCGCGCCCTGGTCGAATCTGTGGCCGGTTGTTTTGCTGATGCGAACAATGTGTTTCAGGCCATCCCTCCTGCGTTTGATCTTGATTTGTCCGTTGGGGCTCAGTTGGACGCGATTGGGTTATGGGTTGGAATTTCACGCTATGTGAATACCCCTTTTGCAGTTTACTTCTCATTCGACACCGCCAATCTTGGTTTTGACCAGGGGTCTATCAAGGGGCCGTTCGATCCGTCCGAAGGGGTTACAGCGCTGGACGATGGCACGTATCGCATGCTCATCCGGGCAAAGATCGGCGCGAACAACTGGGATGGAACTCTTCGAAGTTGGCAGTCCGTCATCAATCAAGTCTTTGCCGGATCTGGGTCTATGGTCTTCGCGGTCGATAACCAGGACATGTCAATTGATGTGTATGTGGCCGGATCAAAGCCGTCTGCCATCCTGACCTCTCTGCTCAAGAACGGCTATTTGCCAATCAAGCCGGCTGGCGTCCATATCAACGGATATACCGCATCGTCAGTTCCGGGCGCCCCGATGTTCGGGTTCGACATTTCAAACCAATACATCGCCGGATTTGAAACCGGCGCATTCGGTATCTCTCTCTAAGGGGGCTTTATGGCAACAACAAACGATTTCATTCCTTTTGCCATCGGCAGCGGGGCAAACGTTGAAACGCAAGCGGCATGGGCTGCCGAGGCAACGCTTCTGGCAAACGGGTTCCAGTCCGGCGTCGCGCCGTCGGCCAAGTTCAACAAGGCATTGCGGCAGAGTTCCATCATGGCCGCCGTGTTGGCTCAGTTCATTGCCGACGAGTCAGGTCAAAATTCGGTCGATGATGGAACGTTGGCAACGCTGATCGCAAATATGAAGGCTGGCGTCAATGCGATGATTGCCGCCGGATCGGCGACCCCGTTTGCATCCAATACCGAAGCTCAAGCACTGACGTCAACCACGAAGGCCATCAGCCCATCGACGCTAGCTCAGGCCTTCAAAGGCTCAAATCAGTCCCTCGCCGCCAATGGTTATCAAATTCTCCCCGGCGGAACAATCATCCAGTACGGGTCAGGCGTTGCCGCAGGCGTAACCGCGACTATCACGCTCCCGCTGACCTTCCCGACTGCCTGCCGGTCTGTTTTGCTGACCACCTACAACAACAATGGCAGCGTTGATGACATTTGCGAACTGATCTCCATGTCTGCCGCGTCTTTTGTGGCGTTCTGTAAATATACGCCGGGTAATTTCTCCTGGCTCGCAATCGGTTACTAAGGGGGAAGCATGCTCTATTCAAAATCAACAGGTGGCTTCTATTTGGCCGATGTTCATGCAGACATTCCGGCTGATGCGGTTGAAATCACGGAAGCCGAACACGCTGCGCTGTTTGCTGGCCAGTCAGAAGGCAAGCGAATCGTTGCCGACGCAAACGGCAATCCCGTTCTCCAGGATGCGCCGCGGCCCACGCCGAATCAGATCATTCTCGGGCAGATCGCCGCACTTGAGGCCACGGTGACACCGCGCCGAATCCGCGAGGCTGTGCTGGGCACCGACAACAGATGGCTGGCCGACATCAATGGCCAGATTGCAACGCTGAGGGCAAAGCTGTCATGACCATGCACGCATTCGGGGACTCAATCACGGCAGGGGCCGGCGCATCGTCGCCGGCGAACAGCTACATTGGCAAGCTCAACGCTTCCCTAGGTATCACAATCGACAACGCGGCGGTATCGACCAGCATGGTCATGGATCAGACGCCATCGCTCTATGCTCGGACTATCTCGCCCGGGGACAAATCGATTGTGATGCTCGGTACGAACGATCAAGCAAAGTACGATTCTGATCCATCCAAGCGCGGTTATTACATCGACGGTCTTCGGGCCTTCTGCGCTCGGCTAGGATCGGTAACAACGCCCATAAATCCAAGCACGGCCCAGCTTGGCGGCGCATGGTCGAATGGCTACGCCTTCGGTTGCTACGCCACAAGCGCGCCAGGTGCAAGCGCCGCATTTACCGTCACCGGGGATACGATCATCCTCGGGATGCTGCGCCAATACAACAACTCGGCGACGTTCAGCGTGATGATCGACGGGGTTGCCAAGGGAACGTTTTCGGTCGGCGGCGACGTTCGCACGATTCTGGGTGCCGCTTATGGCGCGATGGACTTGGCCTTCCCAGGACTTGGCGCAGGATCGCACATGGTAGAGATCAGCGTTATATCGGCTAATGCCGCAAACGTTGTTTTCCTGCAATGGTTCTCCGGTTGCGTTCCGAATGGCGGGCAGGTAGTGCTTGGCAATATTCCCCATGCGCTGGCCTACACCTACGGTGGATCTGCCGCCAATGTGGATGCCTACAATTCATCAATTCTTGCGCTATCGCAGGAAATGGCTGGTTACGGTCTGAACGTCAGCCTGGTTGATGTTTGCGGGGCTCTCGTCCCATTGGACATGCACGACAACGTGCATCCTGCGGATTCTGGGCACTCGAAGATTTTCAACCTCTTTTACACCGCGTTGGCTGGTGTCGTTGCGCCTCCGACCATGACTCCGGCCCAAGTCTATTTTGGCAGTGACGGCTTTCCATACATCGACGTCGCCGGCGTGCTCAAGAAGCTCGTCACGGCCTGACCGAGACAAAACCATTAAAGCCGCCTTCGGGCGGTTTTTTCATTTCAGGGAAAGAAAACATGGCAGAACCAACTGCAACCAGTGCCGGAATCAGCTTAACGGTGCTGTCCGTGGCGCTATTCGGCCCGATGGCTGGTCCCTATGCGCTGATCGCATTCGCGGCTCTGGCTGGCGCGCTTTGGCCTCTGTCGGCATCTGAGACAACGACCAACGCGGCCGGAGCGTGGCTTCTTCTGCGCTGCACGCTGACAGCCGTGGTCCTGACCTTCTTCATTGCCAACATCGCAGACCGCATGTGGGGATTTCCAGTCAATGAGTCATTGGCCCCGGTGGCTTTGCTGATTGGCGCCCTTGGCAATGGCTGGCGCCCGGTGTTCGACGCATTCGGCCTTGCTCTGTCGGCCATCCTTGGACGGTTCAGCGAGGGCAAAAAATGAACCATGTCGTCATTCTGATTTTGCACGAAACCCTGTGCGCGGCCATTTTCTTCTCGGTGTTCTGCCGGTCAGTCAAGAGCAGCGCAAAGGTCCGCGCCGATGTTCGGCTGGCCTTCGTCATGCTTGGCACCGTCGCATGCGCTGGAATGGCCGCGCCGTTGGTCTGGGGTCTTATCCCTGACCTGTTCGTGCTTTCGCTTCTGGCGTCGATAGCGGCGGTCCAGATCGCTACATCACGCCATTGGGCCGATGGCGTTCCCCAGGGCTACTACCGGCCCGAGTTTGTTCCCCGGTTGCGCCGGGCGACTGACTACCTAGAGACAGATCGAAGGGATTTTCATGACCACGCAAATATCACTCGATGATTACTGGATGGGCCGCGACAAGGAATATGCCTCGTCGCTGACCGATGCCATCCGGTTCAACGCGGAAAACACGGTTTCGCTCGTCAATCGCCTTCTGTTCTCGGCGACGAAGGCCGGCGTCCTGCTTGTGGCCGGCAAGAATAACAGCCTGGTCAATTCCGGCTGGCGACCTCCTGCGGTTAATGCGGCCACGCCGAATGCTGCGGCCAGATCGCGCCACATGACCGGGCAAGCCTGCGACATTCACGACCCGAGCGGAACGCTCGACAATTGGTGCATGGCAAACCTTCCGGAGCTTGCGAAGGTTGGGCTGTGGCTTGAGCACCCGAAGTCGACGCCGGGCTGGTGCCACCTTCAGACAATCCCGCCGAAATCTGGCAACAGGGTATTCATGCCATGAACCCGCTGCAATTGATACCGGCCCAATACCGGATCGCCATCGAGGCTATCGCCGTCGCGTTGATCATTGGCGCAATCTACGCCACCGGTCATTCGCACGGCTCCGACTCGGTGCAAGCAAAGTGGGACGCTGCAAAAACGCAGCAACTCGCCGCCCAGGTCGTCGCCGATCAGCAAGCGCGTCAGCGCGAACAGTCGATGATCAAACAACTTCAGAAAGCCGAATATGACGCCGCTCAACGTGAAACCGCGCTCCATGCTGCTGCATCTTATGCTACCGCTGCTGCTGGCAGCCTGCGCAACGACATCGCCGCCATCCGTGGTCGAGTGTCCGCAGATACCGCAGAAACCTGCCATGCGACAGCCGACACCGCCCTTGCCGTATTCGGCGAGTGCGCGATTGCAATTGCAGACTTGGCAGTCAAAGCTGATGAGCACTCAAACGATGCATTGACGTGCCAAGATGCATGGCCTAAATAGTGCATCCCTCATGCATTGAGCGCTTAGCTTTAAGGTAGGCATCATGGGCTTCTTCTGCGTTTGAGAAGTAGCCAAGGTGGATCGATTTTTCGTTGTGGCAGATCGCGGCAAAAAATGGCTTTGCAAGATCGCGCCTTACCCTTGATACGCCAAGGGGCAGCCCAGACTGCTTGCCATGGATTGGGCTGCGCTTATTTTGCGAGTTTATTAGCCTCGTCGCGTCACGAAGGTTGCTGATCCTATTGTCTTGTCTGTTTCCGTTGATGTGGTCGATGTCGCCTTTTGGCCATTCGAATTTCGTATACAGCCAAGCCAATCTATGGGCCGTGTGATGGTATCCATCAACATAGATCGCAATATATCCGGCGACAGTTTTTGTTCCTGCGTGGACAAGTGAATTTGGCCTTCTGCGGCTATTGATTCGCCGAAAAAATTCACCGGTTTTCGGGTCGTAGTGGAGAACTTGGTGAAGCCTCTCCGGGGTAAGATTTCGTTTGCTCATGGCTTTCGTTCCTCATAAACGACTGCTTGGGAAGTGACGCCTCATGCCTGCAAGCATGGGGCGTTGCGTCATTATACTGTTAGGAAACACAGTGCATAAATACAATTTTGCAGCGGCTGACCAATGCTACAGCGAGCGACAAACCCTGATGGATGCGTGGCCAAAATGACCGATCCCGTTCCTTTCGCCGCTAAAAATTACCAACTAGCCGACTACTTCGCCAAGCAATGCAAGGAAGGGCGGGGCAACGGGTATGCATTTCTCGACCAGCGCGGCCTTGCTTTTCTTCAGCCAAAGCATCACGGCCAGATAGCGCTAGGGATTCCCCCGGAAGGGGAAACCCACGATGCCAAGACCGGGCGCGTTTTCCTGCAGGCTAAGTACTAGATGCAGCTTTGAGCGCCTTGCGGATGCCTTCGCTGACATTTCCATTGCCAAGGCGTGTGGCGATGGCGATGCTTTCGGCGTCCAGATAGGTGTTCACCTTCTTTCCGCCGGCCATCTCAGACGGTCGTCCAGCAGTTCCAAGGGCAGCGGCAACCTTGCGGCCATCCAGGGAGCGAATCACGGACGCATTGACTTGGACATAGGCGCCGGTCGCTTCGATGCGCACCAGGGCGCCGGTGTCAGACTCGTCTCGCGTGACAGTGCCAAGGGGCGTTGAGTTAACTGGAAGCGTGTTGGTATAGAGCCGCCAGTTACCGTCTGTATTGACGGCAAGGCGGCCACGATTGTCGTGTGTCATGGCCGCTATCCTTTTACTTGGTTGCGAATTCGCGCTTGGCGGTGAGATAGGCCGAGAACTGCTCTGCACTCACGGTATAGACCGGGCAGTCTTTTTCGTTAATGCGCTTGATTCCGAGGTCGGCGAACTGCATCCAGCTCGGGCCAAAGGCCGGCATGATGCTGTCGATGTTGCTCATGCCGCGAATGCGCATTTCTGAGGTGGTGACTTCAGCTTGGCGGGCGGAAACCATATCCAGCGTCTTGGTCAGCTTTTCGATGTTGCTCATTTTGTTTCTCCTACCCCTGATTCCCCGAGGTGCGGCTGGTTGGCGTTGTTGCCTTCCATGAGTTCTATTATATACGCACAAAATTAGATTGCAAGTGTTTTGTACGCACAAAACTAAATATTTTTAGGAGCCATCATGGACGCACAAATCATCAGCCTGGCGAAGTGGAAAGCTGCACATCCGCCAATTCTGGTTTGTTGGCAGCACGGCCTGCAGGCTTGGCTGGCGTGGCATGATCTGCTGATTAAGCTGTCGTTCCCTCTGCGCCGCCTTTAGCCGACAGCCCATCAATCCAGTCTGCCCACGCCTGCATCATTTCCCGGCGCTCTGCCAAGTAGTAGGCGTGGTTATAGGCTGCCTTCACCTTGTTCCGCTCGGCGTGCGCGAGTTGTTTCTCGATCACCTCGGGCCGGTACCCAAGTTCGTGCAGCATGGTCGACGCCGTCGTGCGAAAGCCGTGGCCGCTGAACTGCCCAAGGTAGCCAAGGCGCTCAAGCACTCGATTGATCGTCGTTGCCGTCATGCACGATTTCGGGGTCCGCAAGTTCGGAAATAGGAATGGGCGGCCCCCTGAAATTGTGTGCAATTCTCTCAACAGCGCCACCGCCTGGCGCGACAGCGGAACAATATGAACCTCCCCGGGCTTCATGTGTTTCGCCATCTTCATTCTGATCGCCGGGACGCGCCATTCAGCCGCGTCCAGATCAAACTCTATCCACTCAGCAAGCCGCAGCTCCTGCGTTCGCACGAACGTCAGCAGCATCAGGCGGATAGATATTTTCGTTCCCAAATAACCGCCGTACCCGTCCAGCTTCTTGATGAACACCGGTATTTCGTCCTTCGATAGGGGCGGATTGTGCCGCACTGGCTTTCGCTTCAATGCGCCTGACAGTACCGCAGCCGGATCACCGTCAGCCCGATCGGTTGAAACCGCGTACCGGAAAACCTGACCGGACCATTGCCGAATCAGGACCGCAATGCTGGATGCTCCCCGCTTGTCGACCTTGCGGATAATGCCCAGCAAGTGCGCAGCCTTCACGCTCCGTATCGGGAAAGCCCCGATGGTCGGGAAAACATCCTTTTCAAGATTGTCCTCGACCTGCTTGGCGTAGCGCTCCGACCAGTGCTTCTTGTTTTCCTCGATCCACTCGCGGGCGATCAGCTCGAATGTGGTGGCGTTTTCATCCGACTGGCTCAAGCGCTCGGCTTTCTTGACCTCTGTCGGGTTCAGGCCTTGTTTGACCTGATCGCGTGCCCACTCTCTGGCCTTGCGTGCATCAGACAGGGAAACGTCCGGATATTCCCCGATAGTGTAGAGGCCGTCTTTGCCGTCAGCCTTCCAATACCGGTACCGCCAGAACTTCGAGCCTGACGGGCGTATTTCTAGGAACAGCCCCTGCCCGTCTTGAAGCTTGTACGGATTCGCTAGGGGCTTGGCGTTGCGGAGCTTTGTGTCTGTGAGGGCTGGCATGAACCGGATAAGAACCGAGAGATTTGGTTATATCCGGTAATTTATCCGGTTTTTTATGCGCTGTGGTGATGCGTCGTGATTTTGGGTGATTCAATCTTCCGGGGAATCGGCGCGCTGGGGCGGTCTTCCTGATTCAGGCTGCTACAACGTGCGTCAGTGATCGCTATTATCGATCATCAGCAGCATGCGCGGCCTAACTCCTTGAATTCAAAAGACCCCGGCGCTTGCTTCTTCGATTTATATCCGGTTGGTTATCCGGTTTCGTTGTCGCTACCCCTTTTTCGGAGGCTGG